CTACGATGTCTTTGGCAAGATCTACATACGCAGATTCAATTACTTATGAAAATCCACAAGCTACTGAATATAATCTTACAGGGACACCACAATTTCCAACAGTACAAGGTGTTACAAATACATTTGGGGCATCTACATTATTTCAACATGAGAATGGTGTAAACAAGGTAGATTTATCTGGAGCTTCATCTGCAATATCAGCTTTTGTATTATCAGGTGATTTTGATATTGATCTTCAAGGCGATGGTCAATTTTTATTAAACGTAAGAAGATTTTTACCAGATTTTAAAACTTTACAAGGTAACTGTACAGTTACATTAGGTACAAAAAACTTTCCTACTTCAAACATTTCAACAAATGTATCTTTTGTTGTAACAGGATCGACAAGTAAAATTGATACTAGAGTAAGAGGCAGATTAGCAAACTTAAAAATAGAAAACAGCTCTGTTGGTGACAATTGGAGATTTGGAACATTTAGAGCAGACGTTGAACCAGATGGTAGAAGATAATGGCAAAGATAACAGTTTACATACCTGAACCAAAAGTAAATTACGAGGAAGAAAACCAAAGGCAAATAATAGCATCTTTGGATACCGTAAAAACACAACTTAATACCTCTTTTCAAGAAGACTTGAAAAACGAACAACAAGCATTTAATTTATTCATGTCATGACAATACAATATAAAAACGAAACATTTTCTTTAGCAAACACAGCAGTAACTTCAGTATTTACTTGTCCTACATCAGGCACGTGCATTGTTAAAGCTGTTGATATTGCTAACGATCATTCAGGAGATGTATTAGTAAAAGGTTCAGTTACACCTTCAGGTGGTTCGGCAGTACAATTTTTTATTAAAACATTAACCACAGATACCTCTAATTCTGCAATAAACAACGTCCTTAATCTAGAAGGTGGTGATGCTATTAACTTTGAAGCCTCAGTAGGTGGTGTTATTACTGGTGTTATCAGTTATGCGTTGATTGACAGGTCACAAGAAAATGGCTAAGAAGAAACCATTATTCGGTGTAAATAATTATAAAAAGAGAACACCCAAAAAAAGACCTGGTCGCCACGCAAAAAAATATAGTAAAAGGAAGCCACGTCGTAAACGCAGTAGAGGACAAGGTAGATGAAAATAATACCCGCTAAAGCAAAAGAGATCATAAAAAATAAAAGAACAGGTAAAATATACAAAGACAAAGTAGAGTTTGACAAGGATGTGGCTGATCCAACAACGGACACCGTACAGTCAGATCTTCAACAGGACTTACAAGTAACTGTTGCTTCTTTAGAAGTATTTGGTAAAACTAAATAATGGACCCTAAAGGCGGAACAGAGCTACAAGTAGCAATGTTAGAGAGACACGTAGACTCTAAGCTACTAGAAAAATTCCAAATTACAACATCAGTGCCAGAGAAGATACCTTTATCAAAAGATAAGATAAATATTTTATGGCAACAAAATTCTTACGATCAACCCAATTTATTCCCTTGGTTTAAAAACAAAGATAATCACGATAAATATGATTGGTATGTATTTAACTCACATTGGTTATATGAAAAGTTTAGATACTTTTTTAAGATTCCTACAGAGCGATGCACAGTAATTAAAAACGCAATTGAAGTTTTTCCTGAAAGAAAGATATATAAACAAGGAGATCCAATACGTATGATCTTTCACCCAACACCTTGGCGAGGTCTTAATGTAATTTTAGGTGCCATGCAATTAGTAAAGAGTGAAGATGTAACTTTAGATGTATACTCATCTACAAAAGTTTATGGTGATGCTTTCAGAGATAAAAATGATGATACTTATAAGCCCTTATATGCGCAATGTGCAGAGATGCCAAATGTTAATTATAAAGGTTGGCACAATAATGATTTTATTACAAGTCATCTACAAGAGTATCAAATCTTTCCTTACTCGAATATATGGGAGGAGACATCTTGTATATCTGCCATAGAGGCTCTTGGTGCAGGTATGCACATGATTACAACAAATTATGGTGCACTTTACGAAACATGTAGTGAATGGCCAGTCTATGTTCAATATGATAATAATCGTAAAAATTTATCTACGTGTTTTGCTTATGCAATAGATGAAGTGCGTGAGTATTTACATACAGATAGATGTCAAGAATATTTACAAAAACAACAAGATTTTTATAAAATGTTTTACTCTTGGAAGAAGCGTAAAATAGAGTGGACTAATTTTTTAGAGGGAGTTGCAAATGCAAAATCATGAACCTATTTGGTTTGACAAAAAAGAAGTGAACTTACCCCAACATAGAATTTTTGTAGCTACACCATGTCATTCTGATTTAACAATACATTACACACAATCAGTTTTAGAATTACAAAAGTATTGTATGCAACAGAAGATTGGTATTATGATACAGCTTTTTAAATCTTCACTTGTAACTCAAGGTCGTAATTTATGTGTATCTGCTTTCTTACAATCTAAATCTACACACATGTTGTTCGTTGACTCTGATATTTCTTTTAAGCCAGAAAGTTTACAACATTTAATCGATGCTAATAAAGATGTTATCTCTATACCATACCCAATAAAAGATATGGCATGGGGTAAAGCACATGATCTAATCAAAAAAGGTAAAATAAAAGATGCAGAGGATTTAAAGAATAAAGGTTTCTATAGATACCCAATAAGAGTTGAGGACACAAAAAATATAAAAATTGATAAAGGTGTAATAGAGGTGGAGCACGTACCCACTGGATTTATGTTAATAAACAGGTCAGTATTTGAAAAGATGAAAAAAGAATATCCTGATAAGGTGATAAACCAAGACACATTGATTAATGGTAAATTACAAAAAATTCCTGATATGTATAATTTCTTCGATACTCTTCATGATCCTGAATCAAAAACTTATATGGGCGAGGACTTTGCTTTTTGCAAACTATGGCGTAAAATAGGAGGCAAATGTCATGCTTACGTTAATGACTATATTAGCCATGTAGGAGAGCATCAGTATACAGGTAGGTTCTCCGATGAGTTGATTGTGTCATAGTAAAATGATAATATTTATAATTGGCTAATTATAATGATAAATTAAACATATGTTACAATTTTTACCTTACGCACTAGCAGCATACGGAGGATACAAAGGATACAAAGCATCGAAAGACGCAGGTGGTTCTGGTATTCAAAGATTATTAGCAGGAGCTACAGGCGCATTTCTAGGATATCAAGGTGGTAAAATGATTCCTGGAGTAAGTAGTGCAGGATTCGGAACTACAGTACCTACTTTCACACAATTAGGGCCAGTAAAAGCATTCGCAAACACTTCATTAGGAGCAATGTTAGGCTTACCTCAAGAAAGCACTTTAGGCACTTTACCAAATTTAGCAAAAGGACCGAACGCATTAAATCTTGGAACTGCAGCCACAACATCAGGAAGCGTTTCAGCTGCAAGCGCAGCTGCTAATAATGACAAGAGAAATATATTACAAAGATTATTTATGAGAAAAAGATATGTTGGTGACACTGCTACTGGTGAATATCAAATAGATCCATTCAAAGCAGCCTTTGCAGTTGGTGCAGGAACTTATTTAGGTGGAGCGTTTGATCCAAAACCACAAACAATATTTACACCAGGATACAATTTAGGTGTTGCTGAGCTTCAAGAAAAAAGAGGTGGTTTAAAATACATAGATCCAGAAACAGGAGAAGAGAAAACATACGCACAAGTTTATATACCTGAAGTAGGTAGAAATCCTGAGTTTCAAATAGGTAATATAGAAATGAATAAATTCACTTACAACAAAGGTGGATTAGCAGAAATAAAAAAATTCAACCAAGGTGGTATAAACTATCTACCAAGTAAAACAACACACGATGAAAACGATAGTAATAATTATGTAAGGGCAACGGGATACGTCGAGGACGGATCAGGCACAGGAGATAAAGACGAAGATACAATGTTAGCTCAATTAGCAGACGGAGAGTTTGTAACAAGAGCAGACGGAGTGTTAGGAGCTGGAATCATAGCTGGTGGTAATCCAAGTAGTATAAAAGATATGCGAGAAAAAGGTGCATCATACTTCTATGAACAGCAAAAGAGATTCAAACGAGTCTACGACTTGCTACAAAAAGGAAAAGATGCAGAAAGTAAAACAGTTAACTAAACCAAAGATAGACATCATATCTATCGAACCTCAATACATAGATAAGTTTTGGCCTCTATGTGATTTTATGATCGCAGAAGCTTTACAATATTCAGGTGGGTTTGCATCACCTCACCACATAAAAGATCTTCTAAAGAAAGATGAAGCGCAGTTATTTTTAGCCTTTGGTAATGACGAAGAGGAATTAAACCAAGTCTTTGCTCTTATGGTAACAAGAATAGCTGCACTACCTAATTTTAATCAACTTGAGGCTATAATTACTACGGGTAAAAAGAGATATTTGTGGGAAGACGCACTAGTGTCAACAGTCACAAAGTTTGCTAAACTAAATAACTGTAAAAAATTATCTTTTTGGTGCAGACCAGGTTGGGCACGAGTTTCTAAAAAGTGGGGTTGGAAAGTTAAACATATTCAAATGGAGAGAGACGTATAATGGGATCGATAGTAAGTAAAATTTTTGGTGGTGGCGGAGGTGGTTCTGCACCTGCTCCAGCACCTGCAGGAAGCGGAACATCTTTTCAAACATCCGTAATTAGAGAAGCTCCTGGTATAGAAGAAAGAAAAATAGAATTATTAGATTTAGCTAGAGCTGCAGCACAACAACCAATGACAATTCCAGCATTACAAGTAGCTGGTTTAGATCAGTTAGAACGACAAGGACTAACGGCTGCCGGACAAGTTGGTGTTGGAGCACCTACTACAACAGCAGGAATAGGACAATTACTCGCTGCACAGACACCAAACATTTCACAATTTTTTAATCCTTATCAACAATTTGTTACAGACGAAATAGGTAGACAAGCACAAATTCAACAAAACCAATTAGCTGCGCAGGCAGTTGGAGCAGGAGCTTTTGGTGGTGGACGACTAGGTGTTGCTCAATCTGAATTAGCCAATAGAGCATTACAACAAATAGGTTTATCACAACAACAAGGTTTCAACACAGCTTTAGGTGCTGCGCAAGCTCAACAAAGAACTTTGGGTGATATTGGTTTAGGTTTAGGAAATCTTGGACAACAGCAACAACAAATGGCACAACAAGATATACAACAATTGTTTGATGCGGGTGGTGTACAAAGACAATTAGCACAACAGACTTTAGATGCTGCAAGAGCTTCAAGATTACAACAAGCTGGAGAACCTTTCCAAAGATTAGACTTCTTATCAAACATTTATGCTGCAGGACCAAAATCTCAGTCATCACTTGGTTCATCAACTGCACCTACACAAAGTCCTTTGGCTCAAGCAGTAGGAACAGGTATTGGAGCATTTACTGCATTCGACGCAATGCAACAACCAAGGACGACGTAACATGTCCGTAAATAATGTTTTAAATAGACCAATGTTTAGACAGGTAGCTTTGCGAAAAGGCTATCTTAAACCTATCAAAGCATCGAATGGTAATTTTGTAATGAGTCCTACACCAACAAGTTTTCAAACGGCTTCAAATTTTAGACCACCAATGAACGTCCCTCAACCTGGATTTTTTAGAGGCACAGTAATGCCTGCTGCTGGAGCAACAGGAAGATTTTTAAAAAATCAATTTGGTTTAAGAGGTTTAATAGGTGGAGGGGGTACAGCTATGTTATCTAATGACTTGCTTACAAAGCTTGGTGTAGGTGGACCATTAAAAACTGGTATTAATATAGCTGCTGGTGCGTTGGGTGTGACACCAATTGGAAGAGCTATTGGTTATGGTTATACAGGTTTAAAAGGTTTGGGTTTATTATTAGATAAAATTAGAAGAGATAATACTAATCCAAATTTACAATACGGAGATACATTAAAACAAATTACCAGCGGAGTCATAGGTGGAGAACCATTATTAACAGGTGACAAAGTTATTAATCCTTTTAGACCAATTGATCCATCAAAAAGAAAATCTAGAGGACAAGTAAAAAAAGAAAGAGAAGAGCTAAAAAAATTAGTTGCTATGCCAACGGAAGCATCAGAAGGTGCCATTGATACTTCTAAATTGAATGTAGCCAAAGCAGAGGGTGAGCAAAATGTAAAAGGCACAGATTCGATAAATGTTGCAGAGATAAAAAATAAAGCTATAGAAAAATCAACGGGTGTAGATGGAGGCCTTAAAGGTCCTGTCGGAGCAGAGCCAGGAGCTGCAATGGGTCCAATCATTGAGGGATCTATCGCCTCGAAGCCTGAAGCTCCAATAAAAGAACCAAAAAAAGATACGCTAGGTGTAAGTGACATTAAAAAAGATACACCGTTTGCTCAACAAATAGCATTAGCAAGAGAAATTAAAGCAGAGTTAATGAAAGGTAGAGATCCTGGTCTTGCAAGAAGAACATTCTTGTTAAATTTAGCTGCAGGATTAATGAGCGGCACAACGAAAAAACAAGGTCTTGCTGGAGCAATCGATGTATTTGGGCAAGCATTAGGTCCAGCATCAAATAATTATGCAACACTTAAATTAAAAGAGAGTGAATTAGAAAACAATTTAATGTCGGAAGCTCTTGAAATGGCTACAGAACAATTCAAAGCAGCAAACGATATTGATATGTTAGAAGGTGATTCTGGTGTCGTACAAATAATGGGTGCAGATGGAAAACTTCGTAACATCGCTGGTAAATCGTTAAAAGATGGTTCAGTACAAATTGCTATACCAGGTGCTTTAACACAACAAGGAACACAAGCCTTTCAAACTGTCCCTTATGGTGGGTATGTAAGATTTATTAAAAGAGAAAAAGCAAATGAATTACAAAGCAAAGTATTAAAAGATATATCAGGTGCATATAAAGG